AAGGTTTGTTTAAGTTAGTCAAGTACACATTGGCTATGTACTCTGCGAAGGCTGCAATATCTATATTAAGAACAGCCACTGCAACTACTAAAGCAGAAGAGCAGAAGCAAGACCAATACATCCTTGACACTATATCTACTACTGTTGATAGCAAACTATCTTACATCAACAAGCGTATCACTAACTATATCCTTGACAATGCGGCAATTAAAGCAATCGCTACTGCCGATGGTTGCGACAATGACTTATTTAACGAGGAGGATAGCTACCAAGGTGATGTCTTCTACCCTCAAGATGGTATTACAAACAAGACCTGCGAAGACGGAGGAGTAATATACACACCATAATGGATACCACAGATTTGAAAGTTCTTTTAATCAATGCCTCTACTATGGCATTATCATTCTCCAACTTGGAGAACGTCCTCAAGATATTACTGCTTTTAGCATCCATAGGTTACACTGCACAGAAGTGGTACTTTATGAATAAGCACAATGGCGGAGGAAAGTAAATCTTTTATAAAAGAAAATTGGTCTATGTTGATATGGCTTGTTGCAGCAGTGTTTGCAGCGGGTGGAATCTACGCCGAGTTCTCATCGCTCAAGATGGAACTGCATACCGTACACGATAGACTTGATAAAAAGATTATTGTAATCAACGACATAGAGGATAGAATCTATGTTCTTGAGATGCACGTTGAATATGAGAAGGGATACAAGGAATCCCAAAAAGAAAAGGGGAACGATTAACGTCCCCCCTTCTTATTACAAGTACCTTTACAAGTACATTCTATTGGTGCATATTCGCACCACATTACTTTACTTTGGTTCTCTTGTCCACGGTCCTTACTGCGAAGTACCCGCCTATCACTGTTACGCTTACCAACTCCCATAATCCAATCCATCTCTCGTTAATACTACTAATACCAAAGCCTTCAAAGAAGGTCATAAGCACCAGAAATATCATAACGGTTGCAAGGGTTAATGGTCTAACGTTCTTACTCAACCAAGAATCGGTAAGGCTATCGGCCTGCCAACGCTTGGTGATTTCTTCTTCTATGCTTTGACGCACAGCTTCTTTCTCTTCGGGTGTAGATACAAATCTATCTACCACATTGGCAACTGCTTCCACAGCTTCCTTCGCACCCCCTGTAAATAGTTTCGTTATTGGGTTTCCCATAATTAGCTACCGCAAGCTTCACACTCTGGATTATCAATGGAGCATTGAGCGTTATTGTTCTTTTCGTCATTAGATAGTTCGTCTACGAAGTCAGCGAATGAGTCGCTTACATCAAAATCATTTTTCATTAGTAGGTCCAGATTACATCTTCATCCTTGCTTGGGTCATCATCAACGTGGATAAAGTTTTTAGCTACACCGATGCGATTAAACCCTGCTTGAAGAAGAGCGTTAATAATAATATATTTTTGTCTTGAGGTAGGCGCATAGATATCTACTGCTCTACCAATTGTGTGACTGCTTGAAGGTACGCCACCTACCTTTGCGTTATGAGCGGGACTTCTGTATGCACTTGTAATTTTAAATCCAATAGCTGCAAGCTCACGGGCTTTGGATAATTTGTTTAGAAACCCTACATCCATATTAATATAGCTACCGCTTTCATCGGCTGAATCAAACTCGCTATACTCAAAGAACATATGGAATGCCCTTGTTAATCCTTCCATTATTTTACTTTTTTAATTTCCGATGTCCAAGATGTGTAACATACTGCAAGTCGCTGTGATGTGTCGGGGTATTCATCCATCATTGATTCGTTACTCATACATCTATTTGTGAACTCTGGTCTCGTCTCCTTTAGGTTCGGAACTGGTATCGGCATTGTGGTTATTATTTGAGTTAGAAAAAATAGGCTCGTCCCAATAAAGGAAGAGCCAGTCGCTATTAGAATTTACATTTTTCTTATTACTCATTCACAAGCTTACGATAAGATAGTTCTGCAATAAAAGCTGTATATATGGCGTATAAAGGATTAACTCCAAGGTAAGCATACAAGAGTAGGCTACACCAAAACGAGAGGCACAGAACGCAGTTGAATGGCTTAAAAGGCAGTAGTCTCTCCATCACCCAACCATAAGGTTCAAAGATGAACAGGAATGCAAACATAAATCCTACTGATGATACTAAAACCCAATCGTTATAAATCTCCATCATAATTTCTCACTTAAATAATCGTCTTTAATATACCGCTTTAGTTTGGTAACGGCTTCACCATCCTCTATGTAGGTGAGGTAACCTTTTATGTTATGACCATAAACATCACTATGGTTTAGCGATACTATTTTATTAGTCATCGTTGAGTATATAATACTAATCACAAGATTTGCAGCAGATTTACCCTTTTTGTAATAATGCAGGAATTTTTCACAAGTACGCATTACGGCAGCATCAATCAATGCTTGTTTGAGTTCTTCGTTGCCATCGGTAACGAATGCAGAACCTGCAACCTCTATACTGCGTTGTAGTATAAACTTACCGAGTTCTTCTGTTAGTTTACCTTGTTTGGCTGAACGTATTGCCTCCTGCTCAATTAGAGCCTTGTCGTACCTCGGCATATTCTTCCTCTACTTTTGTTAATATGGTTACGATAGTAGGTAAGTAATCAGATAATTCTTGAGGGCTTACGCCAAGTTCAAATCCCAATCGTACAAGTGTAACTGGGTGGCCGTAGTATACCAAGGAGTCAATGACTCGGTATATATCAAGAATGAAATCTGCTTCATCTGCACTTAAATCTTCGTAGTAGTTATTGGTTAACATATTCAATATGAGGAGCGTAGCCTGTTGGCCTTCTCTGTATCAAGTTCAGCGATTAGTTCAATGTATTCCTTCTCTCTTCTATAGGCATCTTGAATTTCCTCTACTGTAGAGTCAGTGCCTATATTCGCGAATAGCCTTGCCATCTCATAGAGGTACAAGTCAATCCTATTTTTAATTAATTTACAAGTCTGATAGTTTCTTTCTTCAGTCATAGCATTTTAATTTTACGATGAATGTGTCTTTCGGAAGTTCTTTGTCAATTTTGATGTTAAGCCTTTTGTAATATTTGTTACCATCGTCTTTAACCATACCCAGACTAACGAGAGTATCCGAGAGAAATTTAGAAACGAGAATAACATTATCAACATCGTGCCGAGAATTGTAGCTAATATGAATTTCATAGCTTTCAAAAGTGAAGTAGTCAAACTTCCCAATCTCTTCCTTACATTTTTTAGAATACTCATCTTTATGTTTTTTTCTTATTGCCCAGTGCTTACCTGCATAGTATTGGTTAAGACTCGGAGGTTTAGGTAGGTTAAGGTCTATCTCAATCATAAATCTTTGAATTTCTTATATGCAAAAACCCCACCACCTTATCAACGAATTGTCGTTGGTTGAAGTGTGAGGTCTTTGGCATCCCTTTGGTTTCCCAAGAGGGTTCTTCAAGTGAAGCGAGGTTGAATGCGAATATGCCTTTAGGTGTTTGGCATATATATACTGGAATAGTATTGTGTTCATCTGCTCTTATAAGCAGCTTATCGTACTTGTATTTTTCTATGACTAAATCGTCATAATGCTTGTTGCGACACTTCAGTTCTATATCGCATTTGTACTCTAAAGAATAACAATCGTGGTGTGAGTAATCCCCTTCCGACCAGTCAAGGTCGCTTATGTAATTTTGTTTTAGGTGTTCAAAGAGATTTTGCTCGTTATTTTTCCAACTCATTATTGTTGTGTATGGCAATCTTCAGCAGAATAAGATATCCTATTAAATCTTGCACAGTGTCTTCGGTGGCATCGGTAATGCCCCTTGATTTGATACGCATAAGCTTATCATCTATACGAGCGCATAGACTATCCACAGCGTTTCCCTTTGAGAAGATACCTACGGGGTAAAGGGCTGAATCCCCGTAGGCAGCATTCTTCTCAAGGAGCAGGTCTGTTACCTCCTGCGATGTCTTTATAATTAAGTCTTTTGTACTAATCATTTGATACTAATATAGTTAATTATTTCGTAAGTTCTACTTCAAACTTATAAATTTTTTGTATACCCTTTGTTTCAATAACCATTCTACCGTTAGAGGGGTTGAGAAATATATAATTCTCGGAATTCCCCGTGTAGTCCGTTACATCTACTTTAAACTCTTTACCATTGATTAGTATCTTGTTCCATTCCAGAACCTCAACCTCCTTTGCAGAGGCTATGTTAAACTTTAGGTATGCACGAATCATCTCGCACCAACTCTTTCTATAGGCTTCTGACCAACTTTTCAAAATTCTAATTCTTCTTGTGAAGGTGTAGGCAATGCTACTTCCTCTGGTTCGTATTCTGGATTCTGATATGCGTACACAGCATTACCGTGCTTATCTGTTTCATAGTACCTGTTCTTAACCTTGTCGTAGTACATTGTTACCTTTCCTAACCTACCTACGATTTTAGGCTTTGCCTTAACTACAGTTATCTCTACTTGATTAGGCTCGTAAGGTACACCATCTAAATCTTCTAATCCAAATGGACACCGCCATATATTTATAACCATCATTCCCTTACGACTCCACTGCATACCACCTGCTATATCATTCATAGTAGGCTTATCTATATATGCTATACCACTACGATATTTAGGTTGTTGGTGTTTAGTGTGTACTGTCATTACCGTGTGGTAATTGTTATCAGCAGAATGCTTACGCACTTTTGTAAGCACTTGTCCAATAGCGATGTCATCACGAACACCTACGCTAACATCTGTTTTAATTTCCGTAAACGGGTCTATGAGACATCCTTGTATCTTGATACCGTAATCCTCTTCTATGTTTGTTACACAACTGTAGAAGCCTTCTACGGTAAGGTCTTGCAGACCACTATCTATAATATAGAAGTGTTCGTTTATAAACTCAATTGCTCTTTGACTCTCCTCGTCTGAAGCCATAACCTTATCATTTACAAGGAAAGGCTTACGCAGGTATACCCAAAGGAACTCTGCGAATACTTCTGTTGGAGAACCTGTTTCTGGGGAGTAGACAGCCCACTTCCACCCAGAGTATTGGGATAGGTTCATCATCATTTCAAATGCAAACTGCGACTTCCCTTGATGCGCCCCTGCATATATATAAGTGGTGCTACCCAACTTCATTGAATACTTATCAAACAGGGAACTAAACCCTGTCCAAGCACCTTTTGTTACTCCGTTCTCGCGGAGTTCTGTTAGAGAATCTTTTAACTCTTCAGCCCTATAGATAAAATTTCTCGTTGTCATTCGCCAAATTCTTTAATGTAATCTTCTTCTTTATGTGTAAAGCTTTTGCTTATTTCTTTACGATAGAACTCTTCTATGATATGGAAATCGTAAACGCTTTTACCTGTTGCTCCTACAAACGACATCATCTTTGCTATAATTATAGGGTTTCTGTTGATGTGGTCTATTGACTTTGCTCTGGTTACAAACTGAAAGGGTCTGTCCTTTGTTCCGAAGTACATATTTAAGTATCCGTTACCACGCTTTTTCTTCCAAGCCAATCGTACACCAACGTCATAGATTATTTGGCCGCTCCCTTCTTCATTATTCTGCATCTCCTATATTATTTAATGTCCCACAATCACATATATGTAATTGATTAACTCCGATTACTATTGGTATCTGTTTATCACATCCACCGCAAAAGTATTTATCACTCATATTATTAAAGGATTTAGTTTAGTATTCTCAATCTCATACAGCGGTGCTTTATTTATAAAGTAGCTGCCATCGTCTCTGTATCTCCTTTCCCCCTTCTCATAGAAGTTAGACTCTGTAAGTAGTGTTTCTTTATCTGTGTAACCACATATCCAAAAGGTATTGGTACTCTTATTGATGCTACAGAATACATATAAATCACAATCAAAGTCTTTCTGGTAGCCTACGAAGTTATTGACGTAGTGGGGTTTAGGGTCTACACGTCTGCCCATTGTCTTTACGTCGGTCTTCTGTCCCATAAAGATAAGGTCGTGTCCACCATCAAAACCATCTTCAAACTTTGGCGGAAGGTCGTTTACGATACGAAACATATTCTCTCCTAACAGACCCACGAACTGCTCTGCTTTAGAACCGTTAGCGTCAAATCGGTGTCCCATAGAATGGTTTTGTAACCAATCCCAAGTTTTTTCTTTTAGTGATTTAGGTATTTCGTATGAGTTCATTACATCATTATTAGTCTCAACCTTCTTTGATACTTGCGTATCAGTAATGCAGAGTTAGTTAATTGATTTTGTAGGTCATCAGTCCAACCAAACCTACTGGCGTGAAGGGAAAGGTTTACATTGTCCAACATAAGCATCTCCAGATATTTCTCTACCTCACGTATGTGGCGTCTCTTTCTGTTGTAAGATTTAATCGTACTCAATACCATATTCTGTTAAGTCTCTTTCGCAAAGCTGAACTATGCGGTTGTACAATACTGATTTGCCCTTTGTTCTGTTGGCGTTAGCTTTCGCATAAACACGGATGTCGTTGATTATTCTTTTACTTCCGCTTGTTCTTTTGGGTTGATAGTTTGTTTTCATAAGCAAATTTATTTGCGGTGAGGAGCCTTGCGACTCATCTCTCTTTGGTGTTAAAATGTTCTACAATCAACTCAATCGCCATTCCTAAATCTTTAGGCTCTGCCATCTCTAAAGTATCATCACCTCTGCGCCACTTGTTGTGATTCTCAAGTAGTGTTAC